GCCCAGGCGCCGAGGGTAGCCTTGAACTGCCTGCCGTTGGCCATGGTCACTCCGCGTAGGCCAGCGTGTAGATCGCCCCGTCGGCCGCCGGGTCGTAGGTGGCCGACCAGATGATCGTCCAGGACTTGCCGCTCCAGGTGACCACGTCGCCGGGCTCGGGCCGGACGATCTGCGACTTCTGCGCGATGTGCAGCTCGATCAGGTCGCGGCGCTCCAGCGAGCCCACCCGGAACTCGGCCGAGCGGCCGGGCGGCACGCCCACGGCGCGGAAGGTGTAGCTCGCGGTGGTGGTGGTGCGCGCCTGGGTGACCGGATCGAAGGTCGCGGTCGCGGTGCGCTGCAGCGACAGCGGCGCGCCCTTGGCCTGGATCAGCCGCAGCGCCGCGTCGGTGAGGGCGGCATAGGTCGACACGGGCTCACACCTCGCCCGGCGTGTCGTGCAGCCCCAGCGAGATCGCCGAGGCCGCCGCCGGAGCCGTCCAGCCCGGGCCGCCCATGCGGCCGTGCTCGTCGCGGAAGAACGGCCGCAGCAGCTCCATGGCCACGGTGTAGACCGTGCCCGTCGGGGCGTTGTCGGCGTAGGTGGTGCTGATCGGGCCGACGCTCTCGGAGATGACCTTGCCGCCGCGGGCGAGGTCGGTGAAGAGCGAGGTCGACGCGGCCCGCAGCGCCAGCTCGGCGCAGGCGTCCTTGACGCGCTTGGGCACGCCCTGGACCTCGTAGCCCGACCAGTCGAACAGGCCGGTGCGCGGGAACTCCAGCGCCTGCGCCGGACGCAGCCGCGAGGCCTTGTAGCGCTTGACGCTGTCGACGTAGGCCGAGGCCTGCCGCAGCGCCTGCTCCTGCACCTCGAAGTCGAGCTCCTCCCAGGCGGCGTTGCCGCGAAGGCGGTGGTAGGCCGACGCCTGATTGACCGAGAGATAGCTCTCGGCGGCGCTCAGGCCGGTGCCGTCCTCGACGATCAGCGCCATTGTGGCGAGCCCTCCAGGCCGGCGCTCAAGCCGCAGCCGCGGCTTCGGCCTCGGCCTTGCTCATGGGCCCGTCCTCGGTGCCGTCCGGGTGGACGACGTACCAGCGGCCGAAGCCCTTGTGCACGGCCGTCTTGCCGCTCAGCGCCGCGGCCACGGCCGCATCGACGTCCTGGCCGTCGTCGGGGTCGATCTCCTGGCCGGCAGGTGCCGCAGCGGGCGCCTGGGCCTGCAGCAGCGTCGGCAGGACCTGGGGCGGGAGCGGGCTGATCGTGCGGTTCTCGTACATCTGCCGCAGGCGCCGCTCGCCGAGCGAGTTCTTGTCCAGCCGATCGCCGGGCAAGTAGGCGCGCCCGTTGATCGTGACGACGCGCACGACCTGGAAGTCGTAGAGCGGACTGAACGGCAGCGGGTGGTTGAAGCGCGACATCGGATCCTCGGACAGCCAGTGGTTCAGCGGCGCAAGGCGGCCCGAAGGCCGCCCCGCGTCAGGCGACGATCGAGTCCCAGAAGTAGCCGAGATCCGCCGCGACCAGCTTGCAGTCGAAGGCCATCTCGATCTCGACGCGATCGCTCGCCAGCGGCTCCATGCGGAACTGCTTGATGCGCGAGCCCTCGGCACCGGCGCCCATGTAGCCGGTCCACGAGAACACGTAGCCGGCCGACGGGGTCATCAGGCCCGGGCTCGGGTTCGCATAGGCCAGGAGCGCCTTCTTGCCGCCGATGAAGCTGTGCGAAGCCGCACGGCCCTCGGCCGCGGTGTTCTCGATCGCGTTCATGATCTCGATCGATTCCACCTCGAACAGGCGGGCGAGCGCGTCGCGGCTGGCCTGGGCGGGGCCGCCGGCCGTCTGGCCGTACTTGATCCGGTCGATGATGTCCGGATGGTCCACGAGCGCGTCATAGACCTGCCGGCCCAGCACGAGCTTGTTGGGCTCGAAGCCGGTCGACTGCAGGATCGCCGTCTTGGCCGCGCGCACATTCTCGATCGGGTTCGAGTTTGCGTCGCTCCACTGCAGCACGTTGCCGCCGGTCGGGTTGCTGGCCACGCCGTCCACGTCGTTGGTCCAGACGCCGCCCTGGAAGTAGCGGCTGACCCAGATCTTCTCGCGCTTGATCAGCGCCTTGTGCGTGACGAACGCCGTGGCCTCGCGGTCCGGGTTCAGCATCGCGTCGGCGTTGCTGCGCACCTGATCCGGGATGTCCTTGTGGAAGGCGTAGACCGGCGCGTAGTAGGTCGGCGTGTTGTCCAGGCGGTAGCCGCCGCCCGCGGACTCGGTGGCGGGCGCCCGCTCCTTCATCTCGTCGCGGTTGAAGTCGCCGCGCTCGTAGGTGTAGTAGCGGTCGCTCTGCTTCGAGACCGGGATGTTGGGGAACACCCGGGCTGCCACGAAGTTCGCGGCGTTCTGCAGGAAGGCGATTGAGATGTTCGAAAGCGGGACGTTGACATGGACGTCGCCGGGAGTCGGTTGCATGGTGGTCCTCCGGTATCAGGTCGAGGTTGCGGTGATGCGCCCGGCGATCAGGCAGCGGTGGTGGGCGCAGCGCCCGAGCTGGTGAGCAGCACAGCGAACACGTCGTCTGCAGACGCGCTCTCCAGTGCAACACCGATGACGCTGGAGCCGATCAGGGCGTCAGCGGCTTCATGCTGCTGCGTGTCCGTCCGCCCGAGAACGGCAGCCTTGAGCTTGCCGCTCGCGTCGGCCGCGACCAGGGCGCCGGCCGTGATCGAGCCGCCAGCCACGGCCTTGGAGACCGGGCCCACGGTCACCACCGTGGCGGTCTGGCCGGCGGTGGGCTTGTTCTGCAGGATGCCGATGGCGAACTCGCCGGCACCGGCCAGCGCGGCCTGCCCGGACGAGTTGACCTTGACGGCGCGGAACTGCGCGGCCGAGAGATCGGCGGCGGCAACCAGCGAGTGGACGGTGCCGGTGTTCTGAAAGCTCATGATGTCCTCCGAGGAAGGTGGTGGTCAGCGGCGCATCAGCCGGCGCGGCGCTTGTTGACGTAGGCGCCGTAGAGCGCCGGGTTCTGGTCGACCGCCTTGGCGTAGGCCGCCTCGTAGGTCATGCCGGTGTTGGCCTTCTGGATCTCGTCGGCCTTGGCCTTCAGCAGCTCGGCCGGGTCGCCCTCGACCGCGGCAGCCGCGCCCATCGCCTTGAAGAGCGGCGACGCGCCAGCGATCTCGCCGGCCGACTTGAGCAGCTTCTCCAGGGCCTGGGCGTCGTCGGCCGTGGTCATGCCCTTGGCGACGCGCACCAGGAGCGGGCCCACCTCGTCGGCGTTGCCGAAGCCCAGGGCCTTGGCCTTGGCGATCGCGGCCTCGGCGTCCTGCTTGTCGCGGGCCTTCTGCAGCTCGGCCTTGGCGTCGGCCTCGGCCTTGCGGGCCTTGACGATCGCCTCGCGGGCGACCTCGGGCAGCGACTTCAGGAACGCATCGTCGGCGGCGGCGGGGTCGGCCGCCTTGGCGATCGTGCCCTCCAGCTCGGCGATGCGGGCGTCCTTCGCCTTGACGACGTCGGTCAGCCCGGCGTTGGCCTTCTCCAGCTCGTCGAGCTTGGCCTCGGCGGCCTCCAGCGACTTGCTCAGCTCTTCCAGATCCATCTCGAACTCCTGTCTCAGTGCAGCGGCGGGAGCCGCAGATTTCGCCATGGCGCGCCGGCCCCGCTGAGCCATGTCGCCGTCATCGTCGTCCATGTCGTCGTCGTCGTAGTCGTCCGACTTCTTCATGCACGCGCCCTTCTTCATGCAGGCGTCCGGCGTCTTGCAGTCGCCGCACGGCTTCATCTTGGCCTTGAAGATCTCGACCTTGGCGCCAGGGTTCGCGCCGTCGTCGACGAGGCTGATCTCTTCGATCTTCATGTCGGAAAGTGCCGTTGCCATCAGTCCTCCAGCTTCTTGCGCTTGCCGCGACCGCCGATCGAGAAGGCCTTCAGCTCGCCCGAGGCGACCCGCTTCTGCACCTGCTCGTCGTTGATCTGCATCCCGATCCACCAGCCGCGCCGGGTGTCGGCGATGCCCAGGGCCTTGGCGAAGGCGTCGTCGATGATCACGCTCTCGACCACCTCGCCGACCTGGGCGCCCTTGTGCATGGCCTTGGCCACGCGGGCCTCGGTGACGAACTGGTGGGCGGCCTTGCGCAGCTCGTCCATGGCGATCACGTCGCCCTGCCAGTCCTCGACCGGCTTGCCGTCAACGGCGGCGACCGAGGCGAACCCGCGGACAAAGCGGCCGCCGGAGTCGGCCTTCTCGAAGGCGAAGCTCAGGTCGAAGTCCATGGCTGGTTCTCGTCAGGGCAAAACAAAAGCCGCATCTCTGCGGCTTATTTGACCACACACGGATCGGCGGTTGTGGGACCTACGTTGCGAGGTCCCCGGGGTTGTCCAGGCCCAGCAGCGCGTGCGCCGTGTCCTCGATCAGCGCGTCGATCCGGAAGCGCGCCGCATCGTCGTCGATGGCATCGTCCTCGCGCTCGACCAGGATCGCCATCAGGTCGGCAGCCGCCATCGCCAGGAACACCTCGACGGCGTCCTCGGGCTGTGGCGCCTCGGCGAACCTCCGCGCCAAGGAGGCGCCGAGCTGCTCGGGCGAGTTCCAAGGCAGGGCGAAGTAGGCGCTGTCCCGGCCCATGAAGATCGCGGCGTAACGCTGGGCCAGCGCGCCCGCGGCGCTCACCGCCTGCTCGCCGCTGATCTCGTCCTTGTGGTAGCGCACCCGG